TGTGTCACTTAGCTCATAGCGAATATCTTGAATTGTTGCCATTTCTTTCCTTTGTTTGTTCTAGAGTTATTCCAATAGAAAGACAACCTCTATATTGGAATAACCCCCGAAGGGGTTATATTTAGATGAGAATAACTCTCATTTATGCTGTGTAGCCACGGCAGACCAGGGCAGGCTTGCGCAGTACGTTCAGGAAGTTAGACTCAGCTTCAATCGTAACCTCAGTTAGACGCTGGTCTTTAAAACTCCAGAGGTATTGCTCAAGAGCAATGGTATTCTCAAAGCCGAAGCGCAAAGCAGGACCAAAGTAAGTAACAAAAGCATCGTCAACACCGTTAGCAACGAACACTGCGTCCTTGACAGGAATTAGACGCTCGCCACCTAGTACAGTACGTACTTCGATGAAGCTTACACCAGCGTATTCGAATCTACGGTATAGACCAGAACCACCAGCACGATTACGTAGGATCTCTTGGTTAGCAGTAGCTGAGTAGTACTGATAAGCAGCTTGGATCTTAGCGTGAGAGATAAGAGCAGCGAAGAATTCAGGTGAGCAATAAGCAGTTACGCCAGTTACAACTGAACCATCCTTAGCACCGTCTTGCATTGAAGCAATGATTTCTTCAACCTTAGCAACTACGTCAGTCGTAGCAGTACCTAGTACGAAGTCTACTTCCTTACGGGTAATACCGAAGTCAGAGTAGTAGTTAGCAACTACAGTACCGTTAGGAGCATAAGCAGCACCAGAAGTCAGAGTCTTGAAGCGAGTTACTTCTTGAGTAATTGCATAAGACTTGCGGATCTTTTCCATCTTACGGACTAGAGCAGCAGCTTCAGTATCAGCTTGAGTTAGATCACCGTAAGCAGACTTACCTTGTAGATCCCAGGGATGTAGGGCGTCTACGATAGGGTAGTGAGCTAGGGTATAGCTGTGTAGCTTACGTGAATCATTCAGGTTAGCTTGAGGCTTAACACCACGAACTTGGTCCTTGATCAGGCTTAGAGTACCAGCGTTCTCAACGAAAGTGGTAGTGTTTTGTGATAGAGGTTCTGCAGTGAACAGACCAGAATCACCAAGTAGAGTCCATGCATTAGGTACAGAGACTAGTTCACGCGAATGGTCAACAAGACCAAAGGCATCGGTAAAACTACGAGTTACAGGCATTTTATAAATCCTTTAGTTATTGTTATGATTAGATAGTGTCTAGGACTGCGATGCCCATAGTCTTAAGTTGTGTAGTGACGTTAGGCAGAGTTAGAAGACCTAGTACAATACCACCACCCTTAACAACTGCTGGACCCTTTTCAAGTACGGTCAGAGTCGTGTTAGTGTTTAGAGGGGCTGTAACTGATTGCAGTACAATACCTGTAATGTTAGCAGCAGCAGCAGGAACACCACCAACAGCAGTAACTAGTTCACCAATAGCGAAGGTTTTAGCTGCGCCGTTATAGGTGTAAGTAGTACGGCAGTAGCCTAGATCAGCCCAAAGTTCATTAACAAGTAGGTCCGAAACCTTCTTACCTTCAGTAGCAATTACGCTCATTTATTTTCTCCAATTAAAGATTATTGTTTTGGACCGTATTTGGCCTTTAGGATTTTAGCTACAGGGTTTTCTTCGATAGCTTCACCAGCATCTCCGCTTACACCTTGTTCACTAAAAAGATTACTTTGCTCTACTTGCAGAGCTAGATCACCAACAGCTTTTACGACTGCTTGGAATTCTGTTTCGTCCTGTACTAGGTTCAGAGCCTTGAAGATTACTTCAGCTTTAGCTGTATCTTTTACAGCAGCCTTTAGTACTTCGAAGCGAGCCTTAGTAACAGCTTCTTTTTCTTTTTGCTTAAACTGCTCTACTAGCTCTAGAGCTTTCTGCAGTTCTACTTTATTTTCGTCTAGAGCTTTCTGTACTAGATCAAATTGCGACTTTGCAATAAGTTCTGCTACAGTTTCTTCCTTGACTTCTGGAACTTCTGCTTGAGGCATAGTTTCTAATTCCTTATTTGATTTAGTTACAGGAGAATATTCTTTAAGAGCTTTCTCAACTAGCTCTTGGTCTTTTAGTACAGAAAGATATTCATCTTCTGTCAGAGTTGATACAGCCTTGATTAGGTTGTCTGAAGACTTAAGTGACTTGATGATTTCAATCGAATTTACTTTAGAAGCAATATAGCTTTGATAAGTCTCTTCTGATTCACCTTCGGCAGCATCTTCCATTTCGTCTTCAAGTTCTTTGGTGATATATCCCATTGAACGAGCGAGCACTTCTGCATCTTCCCAATACAATCCAAAGAACTTGCGTAAGTACTCAGTGATTTCCATCTCTACCTTAACCATGCTAGCCTTCTGAATAAATTCAGGAGAGCGATTAGCTGATTTTAGTAATAGAGCATAGTCATGACCGTTAGCCGGGCCGTGCTGATCCTTGCAGACAAGTGCAATATGAGCCGTGTCAGTTGAGAAATCAATCTCTGATAAATTTCGTTTTGCTTTACGTGGCATCTAAAACCTTTCTTATTCTAGGTCTTCAGCTACTGCTAAAGCACCAATACTTACTCCGTTAATCTCACCAGATTTAACAAGAGCCCAAAGATCAGGATCTAAGCATTGAATAGTACAAAGCCAAGTCCCCTTTTTAATTAGTTTATCTTCAAGGACAAAATCTACAGGACTGATATAGCTTTCGGCAAATTCGAATGTAGTAGTCTCTTGTAGATGAAATAAGTTAGGTTGCATACTGAACTTATTAAAGTTATGACATGCTTTCCTTACTTCTTCTTCTGAAGTTACGTCTCCGTGGAAATCAACTTCATCTGGAACCATTACTACGAAAGTAGCCTGCATTAGTTCTTCGTTCTTGGCCTTAGCAACCTGAACGGTTTTGTTTTCATTTTGCATATTTAATTATGGTTACTAAAGCATTAATAATGAATTATATCATGCAGTAGGGGTAATTTCAAGTATTATATTAAATTCTTCTTGACAAGTCTTCTCTACTCTGTTAGGATTTGCACTGTTTCAACTTAAGGAGTCAAGATGCAAAGCAATTCAAAGAAGATCAAAGTAATTCTAACTAAGTTAGACACTTATTTAGATATCACTTATTACAAGCAAGAGATTGAATACTGGGATAAAGACAAAGAGTTAGTACAACAAGTTGCTTCTTTTAACCTTGGTTATATCCTTCTTAACTTGTTTTCTAAGTTTGATAACCTAGGACAAGATTTAGAAGTAGAGATTAAGATCAAGAATAACCCAATTGAAATGCTTACCTTACAGCAAGCATCTGGGCAAGTTGAGTCTAAACAAGGTAAACTTAAGGCTTGTAGAGACTTAACCTCTTCCGAGAAGGAGGCTAAGAAACTAAAAGAGTACTTGAAGGTTTACAACTGCGTTGGGTTATAATACTGCGCAGCCACAGCCCGCTTTGCACCAACAAGGCCACACTCTCGTGTGACGCAGGCAACCACAACCGTCTGGCCACCGCACTTCCACGCTGCAAACTGACCATTGGTCGGTGACATGACAAGGGCCATGCTGCCCGTGCCACCCAATTGCTTGGGCAGGCATGGTGCAGCCTGCGCACTCATCACAGCGCAGGCCAGGGCAAGGAGGGGGAGGTGGTGGGTCATGTCAAACCCACGCGGTTATCACGCGCTGTAGGGCGTCAGACAGCGGCACGGCTGCCGAGGCATGACCTGCCGGGTTGAGGTGTACGTCGATTGCCTCGTCCGTAAAGTACGTGAGCGAGAAATCTTCCAGGCTGCCGGATGCGATGTTGGCGTAGTCGTCCCAGTTTGCTGTGTCGCGGGCGATCAGCGCCCTGATGTACTTCCGCAGCCCGTTGTAGCTGTTGCCCGCCAGTGCGCCAGCGGTCGCACTCGCACCGATGGTGACGGCTGTGCGGTCGTATGCAGCGGTGCCGGACTGATCAGTTGGGATCTGCGAGCACACAATGACGCGGGCGCCTGCTGCTCGGATCGACTGCACCCACGACATCCACGAGGTGTAGTACGCCTCTGCCTCAGCCTGGGTGGTGATGCCGGTAGCATTGTTGGTTCCGATCATCGTGCTCACGATGACTTTGTAACCCGACGCCTGATAGGCTTGGATCTTGGAGATGTCACCGGCCAGTCGCCCATACAGGCTGTTGCTCTCTGCCGCGTCACCGGGCGATCCGAGAATCGCGCCAGGCACGGCGCGGTTTGAGTAAATGACCGGATGAGTGAGCAGGCAGTTTGCGCGGACGGTGTACCCGCCAACAGCGTCTCCAGACCCCGCCGTGTTGCTGTCTCCCTCGGCCAAGTACACAAATTTTGGCGCCGTGCTGACAGAGCGAGCCGCGATGCGAGACAACATCGACGCTGTCGCTGCTGCAACATCGGAATCACTCAGGGCCGCATCGTAGATGGCGCCCCCGTACACAGTCCCCTCAAACGCATTTGCCGGATTGGCCGGGGAGCCTCCAGCGTTGAGCATCAGCGAGGTCAATGACGCCTCTGCTGGTGATCCCGAAAAGGCGTCGATCTTTGTGCCGTTGACGAACACGGACAGCACGCCGGACGAGTAGCGATAGGCCACAACTTCGGGGTAGCCAGAGATCAGAGAGGACTGGTAGGCGACATCAAATGAGTTGTTTGACAGGATGCGCGAAACAATCTGCGAAACGGTTGATGTCTGGAACTGGCCGAAGTTGTCCTTGGCGGAGCCTTCGCTTGCCATGAGCAGGCCAACCTTATCAGACGATGCTTTGACGCCCTTGTGAGCAAAGATGTACGTCCGATTTGTGAACGTCTTTGTGGTCGGAAACATTGCCACATAAGAGTTGCTGGCCGGGGCAGCGCTCGCTGTCGTGTTCTCAAAACCAAAATCAGCCGAAACCTTGATCGCGTCAGTCGTTGAGCTGCGAGTGATCAAGGGTCGATCAATCGTCAGGCTCGCACCAGCAGACGCGCCTGGCACCAGTCGCCAGTTTCCAACCTCAACGTCGATGACGTCGGTCGTTGTTGCCCCCGCTTCCGCACTTGCTAGGCCGGCAGTTGTGTACTCCCAGCCGCCAGACCCACCCCATCCGGAGGTGTTTGTCACCGTGAACTGCGCAGTTGTCCACGATGCAGTTGGCGTCACAGCAGCACCGAGCGAACCACCGACGCTCAATTTGACATCGGCAGACGAACCTGACGAGCCGATGCGAACGTCAACGGCGAATGTCCATCGACCGGGCGGGAGCGTGATCAGCGTGAACAGGGTGCTGTCAGATCGGTTGCTCCCCGACGCGACCTGGTAGCGCACTGCACGATTTCCACCCAGGCTGTCGGCGACACCCAGCGTGCGGACGGTTGCGCCGTTGGTGTACGTCAGGTCACCATTAAGGCCACCCACCCCGGACAGCAGATCCAGAGGCGCATGGACAGCCAGCGCACGGTTGCGCAGCTCGCGGACGGACCAGAGTGCGTCCACCGCGTCATAGTTGACAAGAGGCGATCCAGGCAATGCAGGAGCCGCATTCACGGCAGCGCGGACGGCCCACAGCGTTGCGCGGTTGTTGATCGGCTCGACTCGATTGAGATCGGCAACCGAGCCGGTCTTGCGGTAGATGTAGGCGCGGAGGTTGTCCGGTGAGGCCAGGTAGAACTCGCCGCCATCCGTGACCGCAGCCAACCCATCGCTGTAACTCGCGGCCAGGTCTGGCAGGTCAGGAACGGTCACCCCACCCGCCCCCGCAGCGATGACTGCCATCATTTGCTGGAAATAATTATAATTCATAATCAAGTCCCCGAAAGAGATAATACATTAGCTGTTGCTGTACTTTTTAGAATAACACCGGATGGATTATTAACTTGAGTTCTTGTTCTGGTAGAAGTACTTCCAGTAGGAGTTGTAGTATCTTGAATACTTGTAGTTCCAGTTGGATCTACTGACAAAGTAGCACCTACTGGAATTTCAATGATACAAGAAAACTCAGTACCTAACCCATCAGCAGATAGAGTCCTGGAAGCGTCCAAACGCAGGATTTTTCCATTGTGTAAAGCAGTTGTTAGAGCAGTATCTGCTGTGATACTAACCGGAGCAGATGAGCCACCTACTTCTGCTAAGTCTACAATTTTAGTTGTGGCATTGTCATACTCCACATACGCTTTTCCGTCAATCCCTAGAAGGAATT